ATGAAAAAAAGTTTGCTGGGGTTGATTGTTTTTTTATCCTTACTGACCCTTACTTCTTGCAGAAATAAAGTGACCACAAAAGAGCTGATGGCAAACGAGTGGGCCGTAAACTCCAACGTTGATGAAGTAGTAATGATTGTATCATTCAGCGAAGATACCGCTACTTTCAAAATCAATACAGATGAACACACATCAACTGCAAAAAATGAGTTGGAAAAAGCAGGCGAAGAATTAGGTAAACAAATTGCAAATAAAATAGAATACAAAGTCAAATACCATCTAAAAAACAATCAAATTCGTTGGGAAAATGAAGGAAAAGAAGTAGCTTACAAGATAAAAAAAGAAAAGCAAGATCTACTTTTCACTCCTACTAAGACAAACAATTCTGATAACCAAACAAAACTAGTTTTGAAACCTTACACAAAGAAAAGTATTGATTCTTCTACTCAAAAAGATAAAACGGAAGAAACCAGCTCTAATTATCAAAACGTCTCATCTGAAACAAACCAATCTACCTCTTCATCTACTACTAAAGAACCGCTACCACAAGTTAGCTTAGCTGATTTTATAGGCGGTTGGGGTATTCCTCAAAGTGATAACTTATTTTTTATAAATGCTGACGGAACACTCACTAGCATAACTCAATCGAATGTTCCTCTTCAAAATGTAAGTTTTTCTGTGGATGAGAATGGTAATCAAATAATGACGTTTCTTTTGAATAATACGCCCCGAACAGTAACGAAAAATAATGATGGTACTTTAACTGTTAATGGACAAATATACACTTATCTAGGTAATATTACGTTGGAACAATTAATTGAAAGAAATAATCAAACTCAACAAGTTTTTGAACAATCTGAACAGCAACCACCACAAAACTCTGATTCTCGTGAACAAATACAAAATTCTAAATCAGACCAACCTATATACGATACGGTACGAAGTGGTGAAGGTGGGCGACAGTTAGCCGAAAGAAATGGTTTAACCTTAGAAGAATTATTAGCATTAAATCCAGGCATTGAAACTTCTGTTTTTTATCCTGGTCAGTCATTACGAATTAAATAGAAATTTAGGTATACTAATAGATAATAGTCTATAAAAGTAGAACTGGACCATCTACCATTTACTTGGGATACCAGTTGATGGCAATAGTTTTGACGAAGTGGAACTAGACCTTGTACCTACTGGCTCAGCAAAAATTGCGACATTTGATATAGCAGTTGGGCATTGATTAACAGCATGCATATAATTTGATAATATGGAATATACACAAAAATGTCTAAGGAGCCTAACATTCTTTCAAGAAAGAATGTTAGGCTCCTTTTATTCAGACAATTTCAGCCACTCCTTGCGATTGCAATAGGACATAGTTTTTACAAAGACAAAATGATAAAGCAAACCGTAAGCTAGCCCTAACATATTTAACAAAATTCTTAAGTAAAGACTTGTTTCTAGCCCAAATATCATAGAAGCTGCCATGATAGCACCAACACAATTAAAAATCGTTTTACTTTTATAAGATGTGCATAAGCCTAAACAAAGTCCTCCTAAAATACCAAGTAGGTTCGTTGGTATATAAAATAACAAGATAGCCGATACTAGAGAACCAATAACGACCCCTATTATTCGTTCTTTTGCTCGTTCAGACAATTTAAACGTCTCATACCCAGAAAATAATGACGAACTAGCAAATGTTGCCCACATAAAGCGGTCAATCTGAAGGTGCGTTCCTATAAAAAGTAATAAGCTAATGCCTAAAGCGTAATAACCAAACCAAATATTTCTTTGATTAAAAAAACCATTTTCTGTAACCATCTGTATAAAAGTAATCTCTTGATCCAACTTTTTATGTTTCACATGATAAACAAAAGCTAAAAGTAAATAGGCAAACACTAATACAAAGAAAGTTTGTTCTAATTGCTGAAACGATTGATAGTGAACCGTGCCAACTAAATATAAGTAGGAGAACGTATACAAGCCCGGATTACCCATTTTAGGGTTTTTACCAGTTAAGAAAAACAATGCCAGCAAGCAGATAAAATGAAGACCCCATTGTAAAAATGATACAGAAATCAGTGAAATTAGTGGACTAACACCTAGAATTGTTAACACGATTCCTAAACTAAGCAAGGCCTGTTTTTCCCTGTAGCCATATGAGACGAAACGGATACTCAACAGCAAACAAAATAATACAATTGAAAAAGGCGCTACAGCTTTTCCAAAGAAAAAAGTAATCGTCGACACCCATAAAATCGCAAACGAAACTAATAAAATATCCCTTATTAACAAGGCGCGCCAAAAATATCTCCGCTGTTTTTTAGTGTCCGCTTGATGAATTTTTTGTTTTAAAATAAATGGATCTAACTGCAATAATTGATAAAAAGTCACCTAAAATCATCTCCTAAAAATCGACTCTTCTCAATTCATTATTCCAACTTTTCCTTCTATGAAATCATAAGAAAAGAAGTTGTGACGAACATTTTACTACAACTTTTTTTCTGAATCAATACATGCTTTATTTCTTATTCCAATACCTTTCCCGATACGATTTGCTTACTTCATAAAAAATAAGCCTAGAAAAAATCAAAACGATTAATTCTAGGCTCAAAATTAAATAACTGTTGAACAAAAGCTAGCGCTTTTTTACATAAACTTTTCCAACAGATCCATTTCTTTTTCTAATTCTTTTTCATCATACTTGTCATACTTACCAGCTTCGTGTGCAATTTTTTTAATCTCATGAATGGCTTTTTTTTCAACAATCCATTTCTTCATACTATGTTTTTTTGTATCCTCATCTAGCGAGCTCAACTCTTCTAAACTTGCATCCAATTTGTTCAAAACGTCGCAATTTTTGCTAATGCTTGCGCTTCTTTTTCTTCATAGTTTGACATAATAGACACCTCTTCTTAAGTATTTTTCTACTTTAAGTGTACGTCTCTGTCGTTTTATTTGCAACTAATAACTCAACTGCTTCTCGGTACGGAGGATAAGGGATTCGAACCCTTGCACGATGTTACTCGCCTAACGGTTTTCGAGACCGTCCCCTTCAGCCAAACTTGGGTAATCCTCCCTCTACATTCCATCTACAAATGAACATGTAATGAATCTATAGATAAAAAGCCTAGACCCTTACACAACAAGGATTCTAGGCTCTATCTAACTAAATTATTTAGTTTCACGGTGTAATTTTTCTGCAACACCATATTTAGACAGACTAGAACTCACAAGGGTTTGCGTAATATCATTTTAATTCAAATTAGCAAAATAGACTATAACAACAAGATAAAATCTACATCAAAAAATTAAAAAAGGCAAGCGAATAGATATATAAATTATACCGAAGAAACAAAAAAAGCCCTACTTCCCGTGATTGAGAAGTAGAGCTTTTACATTTGTTCTTATTTTTAAAAATAAAAAAGTTTAAATTTCTTTGGAAAACCTGTTGACTTTATATCTCTGTAGAGATATAATAAATATGTAAGTTAGTTAGTGGCTTACAAATACTGAGGGAAGGAGCAAAAGATGTGCGGACGACATAGAAAAAAGAGAACTCGAAAAACAGAAATGACCTTAGAAATCAACTTACTGTTCTTCAAATTCTCAATCAAGTTTAGCTGGGGAGATTAACTCTCCCTTGCTTCTATGATAATTATAGCACATTCGTGATTATTATGAAAATAGGCGATAAAAAAGTATGGCGAAAAGGTAAAACAACTATTGAAATGGAACGAATTAAGTTCGACTGGAAGGCTCTTATAGGTTGGATTGGTTTCATCGCGCTAATTTGTTATGTAATGAAACGATAAGGAGGTTTTTTCATGATTGTTGATACTGATAAAATTGAGTGGCTGTTAGAAAACCGCTCTCAATACTTCATAAACAAAGAAACAGGAGTTGCACAATCTCGCTTATCAAAGTTAAAAAATAATTTTTCCGAGATTGGAAAATCTAGTATTGAAATTGGTGTGAGATTAACTACATTAGCACTACAAGAACAACAAATTGAAAATAAAGGGGATATTAAAATGACAAAAGAAAAAATCATCGAAATGATCGAAGCAGGAATGAATGTTTATGGAACAACTTACGAGAGCGAAAAAGAAGTTGCTGAACATTGTGGCTTGAACGTAACTGAGAAAGACGTTGAGTATTTAGAACAATATGACGGTGAAGACTTTGAATATAAAGAAAAACAATTTGTTGATGGCGATATGATTTATATCATTCATTAATTTAAATAATTGCACAAAAAATAAGCCTACCTCTCGAAAATGAGAAGTAGGCTTTTCTTATACATTAGTATCCAGCGCCCCACGTAGTATCGGGATTACCATCATTAGGGCCAATCGGAATATAAATACGTGTTCCATTTGAATCTGTTCCACCTAAGAAAACATAGCCATCTGCTACACGAACCGAATCATATTTAAATTGTGAACCTTTCGGCCACACACCATAAACTGGTGCTGATAAACTCGGCGCACCATTTCGAAGAACAATACCTTCATTTACTCCGATGGTGAATGTTTTAGCCGGCGTTGGTTTGCTGCTTTCCCATAATTCGGCAATATCACCATCGTTTGCATAACCTAGTAATTTACCGCTGTTTTCGATGCGGTATAGATTTTTACGACCATCTAATTTTTGAGTAATTGTTCCGACTTGTGTCCACAATGTATTTGCGTTGATATGCTCATTAATTGGCGCATCTGGATTTTTGTAGATTGTTGTGAAGCGAACGTGCTGCCCAACTTTATATTTAGGTTTATTGGGTTTGCCAGGGTTTACAATAACTTCGCTACCATCTTCTGGAAGTCCAGTTTGTAAATCTTGTGCAAGTTGTGCTTTGCTAATTCCCCATTGCGCCAAATAACCATAAGGATCTGTATGATCACCCCACCAATTTTTAGTAATCCAATCATGGGTCACAATTCCGTAACCTGTGCCATCGTCTAAATCAAACGTTGCACCAATTTGTGTAGCTAAATCACGAATCAAATTGACATAAGCTGCATAGTCTTTCTTGAACGTTTCTTTATTATTCGTTCGAGCTAATTCGATTTGCGCATATGCTTTTGCATTCGCTGTTGCACCTGCACCCCACTGGATTTGGCCAGCTGGCGCTAATTGTTTCACTCGACCACCAGAACCGACAAAATATGAAACATAGGCGCTCGTCCAGTTACGCTTCATATAGGCCGTTTCGTTATCTAGACTGTTTGGACCAACATTGTTCCCATTACCTGACTCATGTAAGACAATTAATTCATTGGTAGCATACCCTGGAAAGTACCCACCAAAATTAATAGGGTCTTGCTCCACTTGGTATGCATTCACACCAATCGGCAACATAAAACTTAACGACATTCCGACAGCAACTAATAATTTAACAGTTTTTTTCATTTAAAAACCTCTTTCCTATTTTTTTAAACAAAAAAAGAAACGACACAAGTCGCTTCAATTTTTGTCTTTATTTCGTAATTGAATAAAATAATCCTTTAACTTTTCTGGTAAAGGAATGAACTCCAATACATTCTCGCAAAATGAAATGCCTTCATTTGCGATATAAAAAATAATCACCATTTCTCTAATAGGAATATTATTCCCTACAATACTTTCAACTTTCACAGAAACTGCCACTACAAATAAAATCATTACTTTTTTGGCGATTCCCAACATACCTATTTTGCTTGATAGTGATTTAGTAGCGATTGCTTTAAGCCAACCTGTTACAAAATCAACAATCATCAAAAATAACAAAACATCTAGCAATTGATCCATTCCCCCAAGAAAGCTAACGCAAATACCACCTACAATACTGGCTACAATTGACAGGTGGTTAAAATATTTTTCCACTAACTCACCTCCCACTTATGTCTACTTGAAACATATTAGATACTTTTCACTTCTTTGATAGATAATGAAGCAATCTGTGTTCTAAATAAACTTTTGTTTGGTCGACTCTCTAATTCAAATCTTAGTGAATCCCCAGCCTTGATTGTTAGAGTTTTTTCTCCCCCAATCGTTGTTGACACATTGATTGCTGTGTTTGTCGGAGTACCGTATTGAATCATGTGATCATTAGAAGCGCCCCAAAATATTTTAAAATAAGCGTAATCTGTTCCAGAAGAGTTTCCATGAAACTTCGCTGAACCGCTAACATGAATCGTTGTTGTTTTAGTAAAAGTTAATTTCTTTTTATCAGCGCTAATCGAAAATGGTAAATCTTCTGGTTTATGATATTTATCAGTAGCAACGATACTGCCGATAGGATACTGGAAACCTGTATTGACATCACTACTATCCTCTGATCTTCCAAAATAGACTTCAAATGGTTGTTCATTATCTGAAAGAAGTTTATTCCATGGTGTCCACGTTGCAGGGCTCCCTTGTCTGCTACGGGTGTATGTTTCACCTTTATACATATACGTTTGACTTACAAATGTATTATCAGCATAAACAACTAAAGCACCATAAGCTGCACCCGAATAAGGTCTATTTGCGCCAGAAGCACCGAAGACGGTGTAAATTCCTTTGTCTAAAATTTCATCCCAGTCCTGTGCCTTAATAACGGTTTTCTTAGAAACCAGTGCGCCATTTTCTAAAGCATCCGTTATTTCGCTAAAGTTTTCGTTCAGCATGACTTGATAGTCTGCATCACCTTTTTTAAATGTATACATTCTTTTCCTCCTTAATACCTAATTTCTATAACTTTGTATGCTTCAATAAAACGAATAGTTCTATTATCTATTTTGGTTACTGTTGGATTTACCAGTTTAAAGTTCATTGGTACTTTAACTTTAAAGCTGAATAAATCAAGATATTCTACACTGTGAGGAATCTTTTTCACATTGCTACCACCTAGACCTGTTGGCTCATTAGCTAGCCCTGATAGGCCAATACCGTATTCCCAATACAAAACTTGTACACTAGGATAGCCGCGTAAATCATGCACTATAGTCGGCAGTTCTTCAGTAGCCTTCATTTCATTGATTTGATTCTGTAAATTTGATGCTTGATTAGCATCTAGCTCATTTTTTAAAGCCGCAAACCATTCATGAATCAAAACATCAAAAGCATTTACTTTTCCATTTCCTGTACGGATTATCTCTTCAATATTAGAATCCATATCGGTTTGTGCTTTTGCAACATAGTTTTTAAAATCATTTAGGATTTTTTCATAACTTGTCTTGTTGGTTTCTACAATTTTTTTTAGCATTGCTTCATATTGTGCTTCTAATCCTGATACAGAAACATTGGCAAAAGGTGTTGAATAACCACAAACTTTTGCATCTGATCTCTTATCTGTGATTAAATCTGCAGTAATCCCCGAACTGTTCCTTGGTACTTTGACCGTTGCTAGTTGGATTTCATAAACTTCTGTTGAGCGCTCTACAGAGACATTGCCTTTTTTGACTGCTACATAAGCTTGTCTAGCGTTCAAGTCATGACGAACAACAATTGAATCTGTTCGATCTTGTGTTGAAGAAGCAACGTCAATAGGTAATGCAAAAGCAGACGTATTTATATATTGATAACCTTTTAAGCTTGCTGAACCTGCTTTTACAACAATTCTCATTCCAACAGAATCAGCTGCAGTCACTCTTAATGCTTCACCTACTGACATCATTACGCCATTGCGAAAAATATTTTCAAAGTATTTTGCCCAGTCTGCCGATGTATAAGCACGATCGTATGTGCCATCATCTTGCAAAACGGCATCATAAAATAAACTTAATTCCGCCAAAAATAACCACCTACTTTCCTTTTCTCTTGATTACATCAATAATTGTTTTACTTTGGTTACCAAATTCACCGTCAATATGGTATCCCTTCTCATCCCATGTTTGCGTTACAGAATTTAGAACCACTGTATCTGAATAGCCAAAAGAAGAAATACGTTTTACACGATCCCCCAATTTATAATCTCGACCATAAACAAAAAGACTATCATTCAAATTGATAGTCCCATTCAATGCCAAAACTCTTGGTTGTTCAGTTAATTTTTCTTTTCCTCTTGATTGCAATGTGGCAATATATTGTGCATCTGGCATTTTTACATCATCAACAGTCTGTTGTAAGTCACGAGCATCGACATATATTTCTTTTCGTTCGAGGCCACTCAAATTGTTATTTACTTGAGTATGCTTCCGAGCTTTTCCTTCGCCTTCTCCATAAATAAGGGCTGTAGTCGCTTCATCATAGTTGTTCTTTTCTAATGATTCATTAGTGACATTTTCAAACTCTGCACTAAATTGAACTACACTAGAAACATCTTCACTTTTTCTAAAACGAATATTTGTTCCAACTTGGCCGTTTGATGTTGAGCCAATACGCCCATTCGAGATAGGAATTTCGTCAAAACCAAAATTGTAACTTTCACACAGCCCCTCTATTTCTTCTTCAACATTCCCATAACTGTTTTGATAACTAATGTTTGAATTAGTAATTGCTGGCGGTTGTTCAACAGATAAGTAATTTATTTTTCTTTTAGCATCTGACGGAGAGACCACTTCGTTCCGTAAGTGATCGTAGCAAATCAGCTCTGGTCTTTTTGTTTGATTGTAAATTCTATAAACAATTCTCTTACCAGCTTTTGCAAAAAGAGACTTCCCAGAAATTGTAATTAATCCACTGCTCAAATCATCGCAGATAATAGAATCAATGTAGTAAAAGCAATTATTAATTAATAGCACTGTATCTTCGTCCATTAATTCTTTTGGCATGTACTTTAAAAGAACAACCGTTTCAAAAGTATTGGCTGACTTGAAATTTTCTTTGACACTCATTGATTTCCATATGTCCAGAACTGCCGTTGACTCATAATCAAAGCCAGACTTTCTTCGAAACACCTCTACAAAAGGTAATGGCATAAAATCCATAGCTACACCCCGCTAACCAATGGTGTAAATTGCATTTCACATGTAATTCCATTTTGAGAATTGTTGGCCGCTTTTAGTTGTAAATAGTTATCTCCTTTAGATAATCGAAAGAAACTACTGCCCTCCATACGTTCTGGAACAGCATTAGTTTCTACACCATTAACAATTTTTTTCGCATACAAATTTCCACGTACCGTTGAAAGTTCGAATCTTGTTCCAGGTTCAAAGGTTCCTTTAAATCCAAAGAAGGTTTGTTTTGTCACATCGTAAATCTGCGGATCAGTTACGGTTGTTACACATTTCATATGAAAAACTGCTCCAACCTGTACATCGCCATTGTTTACAATCTTTTCAATATTTCCTGATTCAAAGCGCCCAAATGTATGCTTCTCGCCTTGAACAAAAACCATTGGAAAAATAAGCGTTGGCTTTAATGTTGCCAAAGGAACCAGTGAGTTATAAAACGATACATCTCGGAAATAAGAATCGAATGCTTCAAACTGTAAAGAGAATAAGTTCCATTCATCAACCTTATAAGGATTATCCTCGTATAATTTGAAACTAGGCGCTTGGATTGGTAATACGTCGGTTTCATACTCCTTGTCATAGACTTTAAGAGTTAGTTTCCCTGTTTGTTTTAGATCGATTTTTTGAATCATATCTCGGCGCAACTGATAAATTTCTTCTTCTGTTTTTCCAATTAAAGTGCCTTCAAGCAAAGGTTTCCGAGTGCTTAAGCGGATTCCAACAACTTTTGCGCCATCTTCTCCAAATACTTCTTCTGCTAGCACGACATTTTCTGGTGCTTCTAAACCTTCAACATTTTGCAAAAAATAAGGAGCCTCCTCATTAAAAACGAGTTGCTCCCCATTTTGATTCGTATAAACTAATTCTAGTTTCACTATTTAAACCCCCTAGCCAAGTCACGTAGTTGGCGTTTTGTTTCAATTGCTGTTTCTCTCGGTGTTTTCGTGTCAGCACCTGTGATATATTGTGTTACTTCCATGTTTTTTATATTTCCGTCTTTCAAGTAAGAAACCATTTCACGCATTAGAGAAGCAAGTTCGCTAAAATCATTTGATTCATGTGAATCTTGAACAGCAATTAGATTTTTAACAACTGAAGAGTTTCTCGGAACTCCCACGCCGTTTTCATAATGAGGAATTAGTTTCTTTGTTTCTGAAGCTTTGATTACTTTTGATCCTTTTGGTAAATCTGGTAAGAATACATTTCTACCTTCTGGTATGAAAGGCACACCACCTTTAGGAATTACCAATTCTTTATAAGTGCGTCCTTTTTGGTCATTGACGATTGCCGGACCACCAATATGATTATTGGTTCCTGTTTCGAGTCCTAAAATTTTTGCTACGCCAGCGCCTAAATTAGCTACTACGTTTAAAGTTTTAGTAATTACCGAAGGGCCAGAATTAAAATCACTTACTGCATTTTTCGCTTGAGATGCTGGTCCACTCGCTTGATCATTAGCCCTTAATAGTTTTTCAACTGGATTGTTTGCTGCGAAAATATTTAAGCTACTATTACCACTTGAAGCCGCACCGACAACTCCACCTGCATTTCCTCGCAGGTTTTTCGTTCCTGGATTGTTGACATTGTAGGTGTTCAATGCATTACCACCTTGTCGAGCTGCAGCTTGCGCATTTGAAGAATCTCCACGTAGTATTTTCTGTGCTGGATTATTTGCGTTAAATGCATTTAGGTTTTGAATACCTACCTGTGATTGATTCGATACATTGGAAGCATCTCCGAGTAATTTTTTTAATTGTGGCTTTATTTGGTCATAAGTTTGCACGCTTAATGTTCCATCAGCTATTTTTGCTTTTAAATCTTCATTATTACCAAGCATTTTTTTTACTGGATCAGGTAATGACTTCCACGCATTCATACTTTCTTCTGACTTCATTACCTTTGTTAATAAATCATCATTATTGGCAAGCATTTTTTTCTGATCTGTTGGAAGGTTATTCCAATTTGTTAGGTATGTTTCCGAAGAAAGAATCTTTTGTAGCACATCCGTGTTATTCGCTAAAAGCAATTTGCTTTCATCTGGTAAATTTTTCCAAGCATTAAAGGCTCGTTCTGATCCATAAATTTTTGTCAGTAAATCTTGATTATCTGCATAAAATTCTTTAACATCATCTGGTATATTAGACCAATTGACAATTTTTTCTTGTGAATCACTAAGCACTTCTAAAAACTCTTTGTTATCAGCTTTAATTTCTTTGTCGTGTAACTTGTAATCTTCCCAAAGTCCAAGATTAAGCATATTTTCAGCCATTTTTTCAGGGGTATTAGAATACAGAATTGCCTTCTTCTCTTCAAAATTAAGTTTGTCCCATTTTCCGTTGGCTTGTAATGCCTGAGTTACAGTCTTCTTGGCATTTGTATCTAAAAGCGCTTGTTGTTCCTTAAACGTCATGCTGTCCCATTTTCCGTTAGCAATTGCTGCTTCGGCAATCATTAATTTAGCATTACTTTTCAGGTCGGCGTGTTTGGAAGCATATAGGAGTTGGTTCCATCCTTTTTCAGAATTTGCAGCTTCGTTAACTGCTTCTTGCGCATTGGTTTTGACTTCGCCTGTTTTTGGATCAAGAACAAGATTATTCCACATTTTCCCATATTCACTTGCTTCATTACCAACATATTTAAGTTGTTCAGCGTTCTTTTTAGCATTTTCAGCAACTTTATTTGTTGTTTTGCTAACATTCTCCAATAACTTCTCGTTATCTTCAATAAGGTATTGTGAAGCATTTCCGCTCTCTTTTATTACTTGTCCAGAAGCCAAATGAATTTTATCTTTTAGTTCAGGGAATTTCTCAACAATGGCGGCCATTTGGTTATCAAAACCTTCAGTCGTAGTTTCGTTTATTTTATCCCATTCTTCAAGATACTTCTGAGCAAATTCACCATCAAGGTTATATCCCCAATCTTTCAACCATTTTTTTTGCTCTTCTTTCATTTTAGCGGCATGAGTCTGCGATGCATTCCTTTGCTCTCCTAATGATTTTAACCATATTTCTGCTTCTTCTTTCGTAGCATTCGCTACATCACCAGTCATTGATTTCAAAATAGTTCTTTTTTGTTCCGCCGAAACATCCAGAGTATTAACATAAGCTTCCGCAGTATTCTTTGATAAATCACTAATCATTTGAGCTTCAGAAACACTCAATTGACGATTTTCGTTTGCAGCCCTTTGTCTAATCTCTTGAATTTGCTTATTATTCGATTGGATTTCTTCCACAGCAGACTGATTTAGTTTTTTCTCATTCTCAATGATTTCTTTCATTGAGTCTGTAGCGGTTCCTGGTAACTGCTTTAATAATTGATTCAATCCATCTACTTTTTTATTTAAAGACTTTTCAAGTGACTGACCAGCCGTTTCAAAATTTTCTGCCATTTTAGAAGCATCTGATTGATTAAATCCATCTTTTAATAGGCCAAATTGACCATTTGCGGCTTTGGTTTTGTCTTGCACCCCGTCTAAAGTCTTGTCAACTTCTCGTCCGACATCAGTTCCCCATTGCTTAACACGTTGGGAACTATTCCAGGCTTCTTCTCCCCAGAGTTTCCACACTGCTACACCTGCCCCAATCGCTGCAGTTGCACCTAACACCCAAGGATTCAATAAACTAAACCCTTTAGTCAATGAACCAATTTGTGTTGTGGTTCCTCCGATTTTAGCAGTCAATCCTCCTAATGCCGAACCAGAAGAAGCAATGTCTTTTCCGAATCCAATAGAAACAGAACTACCTTCTGCAAAAGCTTTTGTAACATCTTCGATTGCTCTTTTTTTAGACATAGCAGCCATTGTTTCAACAAAGCCTTTGCCTAAAAATCCTACACCCTTTGTTAAAGTACCTGTTAACTTAATAGCAGGACCCATTGCAGCAGTTAATGCAATCATTTTAACAATTGTTTGCTGTGTTTTAGGATCAGCATTTGAGAAAGATTCCGCTAA